TCAGAGGTACATGTGCTGTCGCACGTAGGCTTCGACTTCGGCGTTTTCCTCCGGCGTGCCGATAGTCAGCAGCCACACGGCATTGTTCTTGCGCTGAACATTGCCCTTGCGAAGGCATTTGATGAGTCCTGCGGATTCGAGTTTCTTGGCGATCTTGCCGATGCGGTTGTAAGCCAGCTGCTCGCGCTTCGGGTTGCGCGGCTCATTGCCGATCGCCACGAGCTCGTCCATTGACTGGGGAAGTGTCATGCCCCAATCGATGGCGATTTTGAGCCAGCCGGAAGCGTAGGTGCGCGGAAGCATGTGCTTTTCCTTGGCGGCTTTGTCCAGCGGCCAGTCGGCGGTGAGCCATGCCATGCGGCTGAGCAGGGCGTATTGCGCGAAGTCGAAGCTGCGTGCGCCCTTGTGGGTGACGGTGAGTTTCCCTTGGCTTGCGAGTTCTTCGACTGCCAGCATGTTGCGGTATCCCATTTCACGGTCCATTTCCGACCTCCAAGCCATGCGTTACAATGGTTTCGGAAGTCTTTGAGTGAGGCTTCATGTTTTACCTCCGTGGTGCCGTTAACACTGCGGAGGTTTTTTGTTCTGAAACACATTATATGCTAACTTGCAAACATGTGTGTATGGCGTGTTGTAAACAAGGGTGCATATTAACCTTGCAAGTGGAAAATACTAACTTGCAAACATGAAATATACATACATGCATATGTAACATTATTTTCATTCTTTCATACAGCGCCAATGCGCTGAAATGGAAGAATCGGCACGTCCAATCCCCATCTGCGGTAGCTTGAAGCAGAGAGAAGGAAGGGGAGATCCTATGAATGCGAGACTCGACGAAATTGCAGCCTGGAGGCCTGCGCCTTCAGGTGGCCTGGAAAGCGCCGCCAACGAATGCGGCTTCCCGACCGTGATCTACCGCACGCCCAGTAGGCTCGTGGAGGAATGCGAGATAGCCTTCGACGCAGGGCTTTTGCTTGCAGCGCTGAGCCTCGTTGTGACTATACCCGACGTCTGCGCAAAAGCCGTCGGCATGAAGTACATCGATTGGTGCGTGAAATACCTAGATCTTCCAAATACTGGCGAGAAGATGAACGCCGAGCGAAAAGACGAGAAGAGCCAAGACGAGATTAGCGATGAGCTCGACGGTATAACGGCGCGAGGTGCATTCACCGCCTCAGACCTCTACCAGCTGCGCTGTGCAGTCGTCCATGCCGGGTCATCCGTAGTCAAGGGCAGGGGAGAGGATTACAGCCCCTACAAAGTCATCGGGGTATGCGTCCAAGGCGACGAGTGCGGAATCGTCGCGAGCTACGGGCATACCGGAGTTGGTGCGGAAAACTTGAAGGCCTGCGCATACGACTGCGTTATCAAGCTCGAAGGTCTCATCTCTCGCATGGCCAAGGGCGTGGTCTCGTTCCTTGAAGAAGATCCCGAGCGGGATTGCGAAAGAGGCATCAAGACAGGGATAGACCGTCGAGGTGTGACGGATTTCAGACCGCTAAGCCGAATCTCCTATCGTTAAAAAAGTGGTTGGATTTTTAGAGATAATATTCGTTAAATTAGTGGTTGGGATTCGGTGGGCATCATCTTGATTGTCCAACCAGATATTTACCAATTTCCAACCACTTATTTTACATACCCAATATAAAAGCCCCACAATTGGTGGGGCAAATAGAAAAGAGTGTCACTGCTTGGTGAAAGTGCCGCAATTCTGGAGCTTGAACTGCTGCCCATCGCTCACCGTCACCTGCGGATATCCACCGCCTGGCATGTCGTTCTGCACGATGTCGTCACCGGCGGAGACCTCCCAGTAACAGCGGTCCGTCACGGAATCGTTCGCGCGATACGTTCCGGCGTCGATGTCCTTGCCGACCTGCCACACGCCATCGGAAGCGCTGGTCCTCTTGGCGTTATCAACCTGACCGGTCAACGATTCGATTTGCGCCTGCAAATTGTCCCGCGTAGCCTCCATCTTCTTTATGTCGGCCTTCATGCCGTCAGCCTTGTCTATCGTCTCCGAGGCGGTATCGTAATCATCCGAAAGCGAATTGTATTCGTCCACAAGCTTGTTGTATTCGTCGATCAGCTTCGCATAGTCGGCATTGTCGGCTTCGATAGTCTCGGCGGCTTCCTTGACCGCTGCGGAATGCACGCTGGCGGCATAGGTGACCGCTCCGACAGCCAACGCTACTACACATACGACGGCGATCCCGGAGCAGACCGCCGACTTCACTTTCACGTCCTTGCCAAGCCAAGCCTTGAGCTTGACCAGCATCGCATTGTTCTGTCTGATTCTCATTGGTTCCTTCTCTCTTTCCGCCAAACAAGGGGGATGCAGCCGATTCTACGCCGATGCGAGCGTGCTCCGGTAGTCTTCGAGGACTTGTGTCGTTATGTCGAGTTCGTCCGCGATCTGCGATTCGTACTCGTACATTCGTTCTAGTAGTGCGAGTTCGGCGGGATTGACCAATATGAGCGCCGTCTGCGTGCGGCAGCGGCGTTCCTGCTTCGAACGATCGTTCGCACAACCATCGTCGCCATGCTTCCAGTGCAGCAGCTCATGCGTGAGCACGCATCTTTTCGCCGTGTAGGTAAGGCGCCTGTCAATGAGTATCACGCTGTTGGATGCGTCGTAGCAGCCCCATAGTCCATTCGGCAGGATGGCGCTGGACACGGTGACGGGCAGGCCGATGATTGCGCGGCGCATGGCCCCGTATGTCATGCGCCGGTCGATCGGCAGGTCAGGCAGGCTCGTCGTAATCCGGCCCAGCCTCTCCATTGATGGCCTCCTGCTTGCCAGCGGCGTCATAGGCGGCAAGAGTCACGTCGCCCCTCTGCAGCTTGTTGAGGGTTTCGACGGTTCTTTTTTCTTCCTGTTCCGCAAGCGCGTTTGCGAATAGCTGACGCAATGTCATCCCGCACGTCTTGGCGATTCGTTCGCAGTCCGATACCGTCAAAGGCGCGTCGAACCGGGCGCGGACGAACCAATAGTTGCGGCTGAATCCACATTTCGCGGCGAAATCCGTAGCGGTCATACCGCTCCTGGATTGCAGTGCTTTGCAATATTCCATGACGCTCCGCGCTCCGTCGGTAACGTCGGTGTTAGCTCTTGTTCCCATGGCTCCATGATACCCAATTGTGTACTTTTTGTAAAGTAATCAATTAAGTACTCTCTTAAGAGTATCCAAATAAGTACTATTTGTAATCAGCAATGAAACGAGAAAGGAGGTTGGGTGACAAGCGAAACGGAACTCATGAGAGCCAACATCCGAGGGGAGATGGCTCGAAGGGGCATGACGCAAGAAGACATAGCCCAAGCGATTGGATGCGAAAGGCCGCTGGCGAACAAAAAACTCACCGGCAAGAAAGACTTCACCGTAAGTGATCTGGAAAAAATCGCCGACATGTTTGGAATGACCCTCTTCCAATTCACTGCGGTGCTGCTCCAGCCAATCGACAGCATCAAACAATTCAAGGTCTAAGGAAACCGAACATGAGCCAGCAACTGTTGAACCCGCCGAAACCGCCGACGCTCCACGAATCCGGATGCCTGCTGCTCGCATCAAGCGGATTTTATATCCGCCTCCATGAGGACGGCAGCGCCAGCCTCGTCGACGGCATCCAAGACATCACCCTCGCGGACTTCACCTCGGCGGAAATCGAAGGCATCGCCTACAACCTCTCCAACAAGATCGGAGCAACAAGATGACATTCCTGGAACAACGCGATCGGATCCTCCAGAATCTGCGCGACCTGTTCAACCAGCTCAGCGAGGAGACTGACGAGACCAGGCGGGCGCAAATCGAAGCGAAATGCCACGAACAACTCGACCTGCTCGAACTCAACGACAAGGCGGGAAACACAAGATGAGCTGGATGGACGACGGCGGATTCGACATCAAGACATTCACCAGAAACGGGGTGACGATGGCCCGAATGAGCTTCCGCACCTCGACCGGCAACTACGACGTCACCCTAAGCAAAACCGAAGTGCAACGCGTCCGCCGCGAATGCAATCGAATCCTCAAGGAAATGGAGGCAGACAAATGACCAACCACGACCGCCAGCCCGAAAACGAACCGGCAGGGGAAACGAAGCCGAACTACACGTTCCGCCGCCTGAAGTTCGCAGCCGCCGTCATCGGATTCGTGAGCAGCATGACCCTGCTGTTCGCGTGGCGGACGACGGACTCGCAAGCCGCCACCATCCTTGTGAGCGCCGTCTACCTGTTGACCGGCCTATGGCTGACCGTGCGGTTCGCCCCACGAGAATAAAGACTTCCCACCAGCCGACAGTCCAACAAAACAAACCAAATCTGGGATATTTTTCGCGGACATCCACGTTCACTCATGTCGGCTGGCGGGAACACATAACTGAATATCGACAAACAACAAAAACAATCCGCCACGGCGTTTACATACACAACCATTCTGTCGTGGCTTCGGTTGTGCGACGGTTCGCCCGTCCACGGATTCCATCTTCTTCTCCTCTATCAAAAAAACGCAGGCATTCCGGTGCTTGCAAACCCTTTCAAATCCGCCTGACGGCCAGTCACCGTCGGCCACGCCACCGGCCGCGAACGCGTTCAGGTCGCGTTCCAACAGTCAAAGGGGCGTTCGGAATCCAAGGACGGCATCGGTCCGACTCCGATACCAGCCACTCAGCCCCATCCACTCGTCAGGACGGGGCACACAACCTGCAACACAAGCAAAAGGAAAACAATGAACAGCAAGAAAAGCGTGACGCTGAGATTCACACTCTCAGCCGAATTCATCGGAAATGAGAACGCCACCCACTCGACCATCGGTACATTCATCATGCCACTAGACGAATCCGATGACCTAGCATGCAGCGTCAACCTGCCCGGCGACGGACTCGGCAAAGCAACCACACTCGCCGCCCGAATCGCATGCCAGGCCCTCGACGTTGCGCTCAAAAGGCATATCGAACGCGGCGGCGGCAGTGACACCCCGGAATTGCTCACCGGCCTCCACATCGACCCGATGGGCGACATTCGGGATGGCAGGTCATGACCGATCTGCTCACGCCATCTGAACTTGCCGTCATGCTCGGCATGAGCGTGCGCACCCTTGCCAACTGGCGGAGCACCGGCAAAGGCCCGCCGTACTTGAAAATCGGCGTGGAACCGCCCGAAGGCCATCAGGACAGGCGCAAGGTCAGATACCAACGCGCCGTGGCCGAACGGTGGGCTTCGGCGCACGAATACCGAAGGACGGTGGCGAGATGAAAAAACGTCATGCTCGTTCCGGCTCACGGTTTAAAAGCAGTCCGACCGTCACAAGCGACGGTAAGGCACGCGTCGACACCGGCAAGCCGACCCTCACCCAGCAGGGAATCGACGTGGACGCTTTCATCCGCGAAAACAGGCGATTGATCGAAAGACTCAGGAAAGGAACACGTTGAAACACGAATACACGTTCGAGGAACTCGCCGAACTGAGAAAAATCTACGACGAGTCGGGCGAAGCCGGTCTCGGACTCGACGAAATGCGGGCGTTGCGCAAGGCCGGACTCCTCACGCAGGGCCTGCCGGAGAAACCGTCGAAACGAGACCTCATTCTCGCGCACTGCAAAAACCGCATCGACCAAGGCCAACCGTTCGACGGCAAGGAAACCGCCGAAGCGCTCGGCATGAGCCAGAAAACGGTCGGCAACATTCTCGGCCAACTCCGCAAGGAAGGACTATTGCCAGCCTACGACAAGCGTTCACCCCGCAAGACACGGAAAAACTCCACAACCGGAAAGAAGAAAGAAACCATGACCGTCACGTCGAAACCAGCCGCCAACAAGGAGGAACCAATGAGCCAGGGAATCACCGCCAACAAGGAGGCAGCACCGGAAAAACAATGCGAGAACCCACGCGCCATCATCGTGAACGCGCTGGTCGGCATCTATGACTCCATCTCCGCACTGCAACGCGCCGCATACCACGCCAACGACAAAGTCGTATACATGTTTGCCACCAAGCTGCTGAACGGCGAATTGATGGACTTGAAAGCCAACTACAGCAAGGATGCGGCGAAATGAGCTTCGACACGCTCGACCTGCCATCATGGCCGTCCGTCTGCAGGCTGACAATCCCAGGAGACCCGCAGTCAAAAGGCCGGCCACGCGTCTACAACGGCCACGGCATCACCCCCGAAGCCACGCGGAAAGCGGAGAATCGCGTCTACTCGGAATGGCGACGACAATACCCGGACCTGCTCCCATACAAAGGGCCGGTCGCCATCACGCTCATCTTCTGGACCATGACCCGGCGCGGACGCGACTGGGACAATCTCGCGAAACTCTTCACTGACGCGCTCAACGGCGTCGCATACGAGGATGACCGGCAGATCATCGACGCGAACGTCCACGTGAGACGCCCCGACAGGCTCGTATCCGGCGTGTACGGCCCCCGCAAACGCAAGACAGGCGACCCGCTCACATGGCACGGCAGCCCCTACCAGCCGTGCACGCAGGCAATCATCAACTTCCAACAGGAATACGTTCCAAGATAAGGAGAAACCAATGAAAAAAACACCCCGCAGCAACTACGTCGTACAGTCCCTCATCGACGACGAGGACATGAGCGCCGACCTCGCAAGCCTCTATCCGGCCGCCAGCAAGATAGGCGACGCCGCAGCGTCGTTCATTGACAAAGCCGACGCGACCATCGAAAAGAAAGACCTGTACGGCACGCCTGCCGCCGTTATCTCGGAATGCATCGGCATCTGCCAGAACGTCGTCAAGGAAGGCGCCGCGATCAGCCGACTCCTCCGCAATCCACTCCACTGCAGGAAAGAGCTCGACGACAACAAGCTGGCCGAATCGGAGAAAGCCGAAGCGGAACAGGCCGAACTCGAAGAAACACAGGAGGACTGACCAATGGCAGAACAGCAGGAACTAGCCACACTGGCAAGCAGATACGCGGAAATCCTCGACCGAATCCAACAACTGCAGGAACAGGCCGACAGTCTCAAAGCGCTCATCATGGAAAACCGTGCGCCAGGAGAATACGCGGCCGGACCATTGACCGTGAAAATCAAGAAAGGCAAACGCAACCTCGACGCCAAAGCATTCGAAAAACACTTCCCAATCCAACAGCATGCGGACTGCTATCAGGTCAAGCCGAAAGCATTGTCCGCGATCATCAAACTGGTCGGCGAAAACGCCTTGCAGGATTGCGTGAAAGTCGGCGCGGCAAGCCTGGTGGTCGAATAATGCGCATCCCGATCAGCCAGGAAGCAGTCGACCGTGCGCTCAGCAAGACGCTCAACCATTACGACAAGGCGCCCGGATTCCTCGAAGACGCCTACATCATCGACACACAAGAGACGGGAAGCCTAGCGGCGTTCCTCTGGGCCCGTCTCGACGAGGAATACGCGAAAGGGGTGAAACATGAGCTCACAACTCGACCTTGAAGCCGTCATGGCCGCAAACCAGACCATACCGGAAACGACGCCAGCACCCACGGTGGAATCGACGGAATGGGATGAAATCCGCGGCATCATCGAAGACCACATCACCAACCAGCCACGCAGCCTACAAAAGGAGATCGGACCATCGGAGCTCGGCACCGACTGCCTCCACTGCCTCGCCGCCCGACTCGCAGGATGGGAGAAACGCCAGTCGGCCGCATGGCTGCCATTCATCGGCACCTGCGTCCACGAACGATTCGAACACCTGTTCAACAGTCGCAACGACGTGTTACTCGTGCCGGACGAAGAAGACGGCGAACCATGGACCAGATGTGAGAAACGCTACGAAGCCGAAAGACACGTCGACGTCGGCGCAATCCACGGACTCCACGGCCATCAGCCCATCCACGGCAGCATCGACCTGTACGACGTGGCAAACAACACGACCATCGACTGGAAGATCACCGGCACGACCACGATCCGCAACGTCAAAGCCAACGGGCCGTCACAGCAATATCGCATCCAGGCGAGCCTGTACGGCATCGGATTGGAAAACGACGGCGAACCCTGCAAAAGAAACGCGATCTACTTCCTGCCCAGGAACAATGTCAGTTTGGCCGACGCATTGCCAATCGAATTCGACTTCGACCCGAAGCCCGGCAAGTGGGCTTTAAGCCGCGCGCAGCTCATCGTCAACCTCCTCGACCTAATCGAACAGGATGCCGGCGTCGAAATGCGTGACGCGTGGATACACGCCTTGCCGACCAGTCCGACGCACTGCTTCCAATGCGGCAGTTGGCCGGACGACCAGCTCGGCGACCTCGCCGGAATCAACCAAAGCCAATATCCGGCATTGCCGGACAAATGGGGGCAGCTCGTCGGGCTGCTCGAATCCACCTACAGGAAAACAGAAAGGTAAAAAACATAATGTTCGGAACACAAAACTATGGTGGCGGATTCACCCAGCAAGGCGGAGCCAGCTACCGGCCACAACAGGCGCAGCAGCAGTCCGCCGAATCGTTAAGCCTTGACGACGTGATGCAGGGCGGCGCGCCCAGCGCGTTCAGCAAGGACGATCCGATCGGCACCAGCGTGGAAGGCGAAATCGTGGAGATCCGCGCGGAACAGCAGACCGACTTCACGACCGGCGAACCACTGTACTATCCGAACGGCAAGGCGAAGCCGCAGGTCGTCATCCACTTGCAGACCAGCCTGCAGGACCCCGACAGGGTCGGTGACAGCGGCATCCGCGGAGTGTACGTGAAAGGCTACAACATCGGCCAATTGCGCCTCGCATGCCGTCAGGCCGGAGTCGGCGACCATCCGAACGTCGGCGACCGTCTGAAAGCCACGTTCGCCCGCACGCAGCCCGCGAAGACCCGCGGATACAACGATGCGAAGATCTACGACTACGTCGTCACACCGAAGAAACAGTCCGATTTGAGCGCTGCGATGAACGACCCGCAGGCAGGACAGCAGCAGTATGCGCCACAGCAGCCACAGCAGTCCGCTTACGGCCAGCCGACCACCATCGGCCAGCCAGCCGGATTGACCGCAAGCGACAGGCAGACCATAAGCCAGCTCGCAGCTGCGGGAAAGACCGCGCAGGAGATCGCCGGACTCCTCGGCAAGCCGGCCGACCAGGTCATCAACGCGCTCGGCGCAGGCATCAGACAAGAGCCTGAATTCTAGGCCGGTCATGAATTCGACGGCGTCCGCCGCTGCCACGACGGTGGCGGACGCTTGTTCCAAACATGACGAGTCTCTTCGAGAGGAAACCTATGGAAATGGCACAGGGTGGCATAGTGGACAGCTCGCATCATCAGAGAAACGGCACATGTGCCATTCTGTGCCAAAACTTTGGCACAGTGGAATCGTTGGAATTCCAACCAAACCAAACATATATATACAACTATTCCAATGTTCCGTTGTTTCTTATATATGTATTTATTTTGTTGTTTTTGTGTTGTGTGTATAGGCCGTGGAACGGCACACTCGACGGCACGCGGCAAACAAGGAGGTGAAAATGAAAGACTACCGCAAATACGAACCCATTCTTACCGAGAGCCTGCCCGCACGATTCGCAGGAATCTTTCATCTGCTCGAACTCACGTTCACGCCAGCGAACGACCGCACGATCGTCACGACCATCGACGGCCGCAACCTCCAACTCGTCTGCCAAGGCGGCACCGAGGAAGACCACCGCAAAAAAGAGCCCGTCGTCGCGGCGGGCTACCAGAAAGCCATATGGGAACTCCGCGAAGGCCATTTGCGCTACTGTCCGTCACAGGACAGGCTATGGCGTCGCGACCCAGACATGGCCGACCATGAAGGCGAGCGACTGCTGCTCAACAGCTGGCATCCGGTCAAGACCATCGAGGACGAATACCATATCGGCGGCAACGCGCGCAGCAGCGACCGCAATCCGCTCTACTCGGCCACGATTCTGCGCGAGGCGAAACGTTCGCAATGGTTCGACCAAGTCGAACGCGGCGTGCGCTGCGACCCATGCGTGTGGGTGCGCCGCAACGGCAGGGTCGTGTGTCTGAAGGACGAGCCGGACATCGCCGTCACACAGACGTTCACTCCCGTCGGCATGGGCAATCAGGCGTTGAAGGATGCGGAACGGATACTCAGATGGCTGACCGTCGACGAAAAGTCCTATGCGAACCTGTGCCGCATGTTCGCGACTCCGTGGCTGGAACCGTTCAAGCAGCTTTCCTATGTGCTGTCCGGTCATGGTGGTGACGGAAAAACGCTGATCGCCCGTCAGGCGTTGCTTGGCGTGTTGGGTGTCGGCAAGGTTTTCCCTGGTTTCAGCGTGCAAGGCTACTGCGCAGGCGGCGGCTATACGCTTGGCCGCGAATCGATGAACGATGAGATGGACGGCAAGGCGTTCGCCTATGACGATGAGGCGTGCGCGGTCACCGAAGACATGCTCCCCCTGCTGCGAGCATTGTCGACCGGTTCGCAAATGAACGCGCGAGTGACGGGAGGCAGGTATCGTGTCGTCACGCCGACCGCGACGATGCTGTACCTGACGAACATGCAGTTCGCCGATTCCAGCGAGAATTCGGACTCGCGCCGTTTCATCAAGGTCGAATTCCACCAGTCGAAGGGTCGATCGTATGACCAGTATCATGCGATCGAGGGTTTCTGCCATCGGCATCCCGCAGCGTTCTTCATCCTGTCGTGCCGCCTGTGGGAGAGGTCGGACGAGCCGGAGATCGTGAATCTGAGCCCGGCCCGCAATATCTCGGATGAGATGTTTTGGCTGATTAGCGAGATCGCGTCGAACGAAGAGCAGTATGGTGACCCGGTTGCCGTGAAAGGCGACTACCGTAAGGAATTCCACATGACCATTCCGCAATCCCTTATGGACGTGCTCGGATTGGAGAACGCGCGTTCCAGGGCATTGCCTGGCAAGGGACAGCCGCGCGTCGTCCGTGTCGTTAACCGTGATCGTTTCGAAGTGTACCGCAAGGCCGCTCTCGACAATGAGACGGAGCCTGCCGACACTTGGTGGCAGACGGCATTGTCGAAGCCGTCTCGTGACAGTCTGCTCCCGTTGGAGGATGTGGGCGATTGTCATGATCTGGCCGGCATCGTCGAATCCGCGTTGGATGGCCATGTCGGTTTCGCTCCATGCGAGGGCAAGGCACGCAAATCCGGCGGCGCTGTTGACGGGAAGGTGTCGTTGTCGTGGAAGCGTTTGAATCCGTCTGACGAGAGCCACGTGGACGCATCGTTCATCACCGGTCAGATGAGTCGTTATGCGGTCGTGCCGCTCGGCGACTGTTTCGTCATCGACTGTGACAAGCCGTCCGAGGATGGTGGCCCTGACGGTTGGCAGTGCTTGCAGGCGTTGACGGGCGATTATGGCACCGACATGCTCCCGGCCACGCTGGTCACGAAAACACCGCATGGCATGCATCTGTACTATCGCATGCCGGCCGGCATGGATATCGGCTTGCTGAAGAATGCGGTGCATGAGCAGAATCTGCCGATCGATCTGCGTGTGAGCAACAAGGGTTATGTGCTTGGCCCCGGCAGCGTCATCGACGGCAAACGGTATGAGCTGGTGGATCTGCCTGCCGGCGTGGTGCCGGAGGCGAGCGAGGCGGTCATGCGCATGCTCAAGGATTACGGTTACACGAACGAGCCGAAGCCGGACGCGCCGCAAATGAGTCTGGACGATGTCATGGCCGACAGGCGTGCCACGTCGATTTCCAATGGCATGCCGGATATGACGCCAGTGCCGGAAGGCCAACGCAACAGCACGCTGCATGCGTGGGCTTACGGACGTTTCAAAAACCATCCGGAAAACGAACATCAGATCCACGATGACCTGCTGAAGCGCGGTAGGGATAGTGGATTGGCCGATGCCGAACTCGACCAGATCTGGAAATCAATCAAACGAAGCCTCAACTAAGGAGGAATCGACTATGTCGAAGAATATGACTGGAACGAGCAGGACAATCCGACTTATCGAATGCGCGCATTGCGGAGAACGCGTCGGCGCATATTATGCCACCTGCCCATACTGTGGCTACAGGCTTGTGGAGGCGTCCGACGGTTTTTGGAAGCGGATGATGGGATGAGCCGGAAACCGCCGCAGTGGATGCGCCGGTTCGCCCCGGAAGGCAATCCGGCGCATCTCTTTCCGGTCGTGTGCTCATGCGGCCGGTGGATTTTCAGCGAAAGGGACGTGGTCTGGCAGTCATGGGACGCGGGAATCATCGAAGGCGACGACCTGGTCACCGCGATCATCCTTGACAGGCCGCTTATACGCATCCGGCACGTGTCACACATGGACATCGTCAGATTGGAAACCGTCGCCGGACCATTGGGCATCAGTCCGGACGGCCAATATTTGGGCGCGCACGAATGCGGCCTGATGCCCGTCAGCGTCAAGCCAGCGGAAGTGGGCGACAACGGATTCCATTATTCGACGCTTCCTGGTTTTCCGAAAACACGGCCGGTGCCCGGCAATCCTGACCCGTGGGCCGGACTGCCGGTAAATGACCTATCGGATTTCAGCTGGCCGCAACCCGAAGAAAGCGAACAGCAAACACTTTTCTAAAAAAGGACAAAATCATGAAACACAACAACCCGGGAACCATGTGCAGCTTGGCATGGTTGGAACACGAGCGTCGCAAGGCATGGCAGGAAGGCTACGCGGCCGGCTGGAAAGACCAGGAATGCGATTTCCCGCAATATACAAGCGAAAACCCATACAAAGGAGACCGCCGAATGAAACGCAACCCGTTTGAAATCGCGTTCGACAACGTATTGGCCGGTGCCGCCTATACGTCGCAATCATCAGATTCAGCATCAGTCAAGGAGCAGCACATGGACAACGTCAACCACCCAAAGCATTACGAGAGCGGCCCGTTCGAATGCATCGAACTGACCCGCCTGCTCAGTTTCGACTGGGGCAACGTGGTCAAATACTGCTACCGCTGGCAGTCGAAGAACGGCGTCGAAGACTTGAGGAAGGCGCTCTGGTACGCGAACGACGCGGTAATACACGGCATACCGCTCTATGCTGACACCAATTTGTCCGGCCTGTGCAATGCATTGTTCTCCACCCTCGTGGCCACCGATTGGGCAGGACTTAGAGGCCTTTGGTGGGCATTCGCGAACAACTGTACGAAACGGGAAATTCTAACGGCCCTCAAGAACAAGATCGTCAAAATCGAAAAGGACGGTGAGTGATGGGCGGATTGGACAAGGTCAAGACAATTCTGATCGTCATGCTGGCGGTTCTGATGGGATTAAACATCTATGGGCGTTGGCATACAGCCACGCATCCCGATTACGGGATGACGACGGTCAAGACCGGCGACGTGACATGGGTCTGTCTGACCGACCATGGCACATACATCGGATGCAACACAGTAGAGGCATACAAATGAAGAAAATACTCGAAAACATGATCATCAAGTGGCATCAGGCCGGATACAGTCTCGATGAGATCGCGCCACTCGTGCCGCAAGTCCCCAAAGCCGAAGTCGCCACACTCATCAAACAGCACGACAAGGAGACCAGACTTTGACCGAATGCCAGCGCTGCCACAAGCCCATGAAAACGGCGGCGGCGAACATGCTCTGCACATCATGCCGCACGGACTACTGGGCCATGATTTATCAGCTCGGACACGTCCAACTGCCCGCCCTGCGAAGCATCATGCTCCGTCAGGCGCACATCGGCACCCCGGCACACACGCCAAACAAAGGCAACGCGCCACTGCCAATCGACGTCCGCGCACAGGACCTCATCGCAGACAGCGAAGCATGGTTGGCAGAACAGGCAGGCAAAATCAGAGCGGCATACGCCGCATACGATTGGCGTAAAGCATGGTATGCCATCATCAGCAACCGGCACACCATATTGAACATGCCAACCGCAGCAGACGACTACGCCAGCCTGCAACACATCACCAGACGCAACGAACAAGCGTTGACGCCGGAAGAAGCCATGGTCATCCTCGGCACCTGCCCAAAATGCGGCCATCAAGCCACCAGCACGCCACAAGCCGAAACATGGACATGCCCAGACTGCAAATGGCAAGGCGGAGTCCAAGCCATCAAAGCCGAACGCGACAACAAACTCTGGCAGCTCGAATATACCGGAAAACCAGTCGAAGTCGCACGCTACCTCGCCAAAATGGACATCCACTGCACCAGCGACCAGATCCGCCAATGGCTCACCAGAGGCAAACTCCACGCCACGCCGACAAAACACAAAGGAGAGTACGTGTTCAACCTCGGAGAAATAACAGCCATGCTTGACTGTCACAATTAAAATGCTATACTACCGTACAGTAGTAAAATGGTTCAGCTGGAAACGGTTGGACCATTCTTCATATTCAGTTGCAGTCGCTATAATCATCTCTGTCCGGCATGGAGCCACTAGCAACCCTTGGAGCCGTCGCACCGAAGGACGTCGACCATGGCGGCGACACCCGTTGTGTCGGTAGCCCATGAATCGGGGGTGGCCAGCTGGGGGACCTTCGCGGGAGACGCACCCCAGACATGCCGGACACTTCTTACCGATGTGGGGGATTGATGTACAAGGTATGCTCCACCTCCGGTTGCCCACACCTGGTCTCCTCCGGCTCGCTGTGCGACGAATGTAGGAAAGCCAAAGACAAGCGCCGGACACGAGGCCGCAATCCATACACGTCGAAAGCGCATCGCCTCGCACGCGCCCGCGTGCTGGCAAGGGATCCGCGGTGCGTCTGTCCCGGCGACGGGCCGGACGGATGCGGAAGGCACCATGGCCTATGCGGCGCCCCCAGCACCATAGCCGACCATTGGCCGATCGAACGCATCGAGCTCGTCGAAGCAGGCCTGGACCCCAACGACCCGCAACGCATGCGCGGCCTGTGCAAGCGCTGCCACGACAGCAAGACCGCAAGGACGAAACCTTCAGGCTTCAACAACAGACAAAACCTCAGCTGACACACACAGGCTTCGGCACCAAAACAAAACATTCCATCGAAGCCAAGCCAACGACGCCAGCCGCTCACGTCGAACGACACGAAAGACGAAAACGACCAAGTCTTCTCGATTCGATTCGCGACTCATCGCAGCAACAAGCGAGTCAAACAAAAAACGTTGCAAAACAAGCGGAAGCAAACCATCAAAACACCCACGGGGATACCCCCTAACAGTTTGGGTAGCGGAACCGCCGGAGAGCTGTCTCCGAGGTGCGGAGAGTTCAAAAGTTTCAGAGGGGGCGGGCGAAAGGCCCTGCGTCCCACAGCGAAGGAACGGCGCAAGGCCGTCCGACGATGGAGGAGCCATGCCAAGAGGAGGAAAACGCGTCAGGTCTGGCCCGATGCCAGATCCGTCGAGCGGTGCCAGCGAACGCAGGGGATACACCCTGCGCAGCCTGCCGAACACTGAATACAAGGGCCGTCCGCCGAAGTTCCCGCTTCCGCCGTATGTGCTCCGCGATTTCGACAAGGACTCGCAGGAATGGGTCGAGGACAGGGCCGGTTCGGAATCGTGGAACGAGCGTGAGGCTGAGCTGTGGGGGCAGTTGTGGCGCCTGCCGCAGGCGCGCGCGTGGAAACAGCCACAGCTGAAGTATCTGCATTACCAGATCGCCTCGTATGTCCGCGAATGCGTGGTGTGCGAGAGCCCGTCGGCCAAGGCGGCTGACGTGGCCGTGAAGATCAGGCTCGAGGACCGGATAGGCCTGTCCGAGGCCGGATTGCAGGCGCTCGGCTGGAAGATCTCCGAGGACAACGTCGACATGGCCGCCCACGAGGTGCCGGCCACGGACGCGGAGGCATCCGGGAGCGGCATGGACACCAAGATCGTGCAGTTCCCGCGCCGTTTGAGGGCGTGACATGGCCGACGATTGGATCATCGACTTCCCGACGCTCGCAGACCTGCAGGATGCGTGGGTTCGGCGTCACGTGCGCCAGCCGGACGGTATTCTCCGCGGCAAGCCCTTCTGCTGGTCAGATTGGCAGTTCTGGTACGCCGCACATCGCTGGAGGGTGCGCGAGGACGCGGAATTCATCCCGCCCGAAGAGGTCACGGTGGACAATCCACTGGTTCTCAACCAAGCCTTCCAATATCGTCTGACCGGCTGCATTGGCCCGCAGAAGACAGGCAAGGGGCCGACCGAAGCATCATGCGCCATCCTCGAAGCCTGCGGTCCGGTCGTGTTCGCCGGTTGGGCGAAGCCCGGCGACGTGTACCGCTGCGCCGACAACGGCTGCCCTTGCGGATGGGTCTACCATTACAATCCGGGCGAGCCGAAGGGCATGCGCCATCCATCGCCGCTGATACAGCTGACCGCGAACTCCGAGGACCAGGTGCGCAACGCCTACCGTCCATTGGTCGCCATGATCAGGCTTGGTCCGCTGAAACAGCTGCTCAAGGTGCGCGAGGGGTTTATTCGTATCCTTCGCCCCGGAATCAACCTTGACGACGATGATCTCGATCTCGACCGTATCGACGTGGTGACCGCCTCGGCAACCAGCCGCTTGGGTAATCCGATTTCGGATGCGGAACAGGACGAGGCAGGTCTGTACACCAAATCGAACGGCATGCTCGACGTGGCCGACACCCAACGCCGCGGCGCCGCAGGTATGGGCGGCAGGACGCACTTCTGGACCAACGCCTACGACCCGGGGGAAAACAGTTATGCCCAACAGCAGTTCGAATTGGGCAGTAAGGACGTGTGGATCTTCTACCGCAACCCAGATTTGAACCCGGACCTGCGGCACAAGGACGGCACGCCATACAGCTTCAACAACCGGCGCGAACGCCGCAAGATCCTCGAATGGGTCTACGCCGGAAGCCCGTGGGTGCCTTTGGATTCCGTCGAGGCGGAGGCTGAGGCGCTCATGGAGAAGGATCCCGCACAGGCGGAACGCTTCTTCGGCAACCGAATGGTGCAGGGCGGTGGAGCATGGCTCGAGGATGGACTCTGGGAGAGCTGCTATGCAGGAACATGAGCTTTGGCTTGAGAACCCGCCGAAAGGCACCGAGGTGTGTCTTGGGTTCGACGGGTCTGAGAACGACGATTGGACATGCATCAAAGCCGAGACGCGCGAGGGTTTTATCTTCACGCCACGGTACGGCGAGGATCGCCGTCCGACGATTTGGAATCCGAAAACATGGGGCGGACGCATCCCGCGCAGCGAGGTCAATGCCGCCATGGACGAGCTCAACGAACGATACAAGGTTATTCGCGCCTATTGCGATCCGGGTTTCCGCGACGAGGTGTCGTGGGAATCGCAGATCGAGGCGTGGGACACGAGATACGGCCCAAAGAAATTCATTCCCTGGGCGATGAGCGGGTCGAGCCGCATCACCGCGGTTTGGGAGGCGTTGAAACGCTTCGAATCCGACCTGCAGCATCATGCGATCATGCATGACGGGTGTCCGATCACCATCACGCACATGCGCAACGCGCGCAGATTCGCCAAATCGGGCGAGCGTTACGGTTTGGGCAAACCGAAGCAGACAAGGAAAATCGATGCGGCCGTGACAAGCGTGCTCGCCCATGAGGCGGCTTGCGACGCGCGCGCCGCTGGCTGGGGCAGGAAACGCAAGGCGTACCTGCTTACAGGCTCCACCACGAGGGGGTTCTAGAGATGATTCGTACCGCCGACGACGTGAATCGCATGGCGAATCTGCTCGCTCTGAAGATCGAGAACCGTCGGCCGGACATCAGGAAGCATACGGATTATGTTCGCGGCAAACGCGGCACATTGAAGTTCGCGTCCGACGAGTTCAAACGCTACATGGCCGACCGGTTCAGCGGCTTCGCCGACAACTGGTGTCTGCCGGTCGCGCAGGCACCGGTCGAGCGCATCCATTTCAAGGGCTTCATCCCATATGACGATCACGAATTGGACTCGCATGTGATGCGCGTGTGGGAACGGAACGACTGCGACCGCAAGCTGCAGGAGAGCGCGCTGATGATGACCACGACCGGACGCGCTTTCGGCTTGGTCACGTCGATGCCGGACGGCAGGGCGCGCATCAGCTTCGAACACCCGGACAGCGCGGCCGTACATTACGACCCGCTCACCGGAGAGGTCGACGCAGGACTCCTGGTCAGATACGACGAGGAGCACGAGTTCGGCACTTTGCTGCTGCCGGACATGGTGTTCGACGTGGTTCGTGTGCGTGCAGGCGGCGACGATGAGCGGAACCGTCTGCCGCCCGGCGTGGATGGCTGGCGGTTCGTTCCGGATTCGGCGCGCGCGAACCCGCTCGGACGCGTGCCATTGGTCGAATTCCGCAATCAGATGCTCCTGGATGACCTGCCTATCAGCGATGTGGAGCAGGTCGAATCGATGCAGGACGCCGTCAACGTCTGCTGGGCATACACCTTGAATGCTTTGGATTTCGCGTCCATGCCAGCCAGGGTCATTCTCGGCGGCGATTCGCTGTCCGAGCCGGTGTTCGACAAGGCAACCGGCGAGCAGGTCGGCGAGCGTCCCGTGAATCTCGACAAGCAGGTCATGGAGCGCATCATGCAGATCACCGGCGACAACGTGTCGATCGGCGAATGGACCGCCAGCAACCTGCAGGCGTTCCTGCCGATCATCCAAAAAGCCGTCGAGCACATCGCGGCAGAGACCCGCACTCCTGGCCATTATCTGCTGACGAACGCCGAGGTGCCGGCCACAGGCTACGAGGTCGCGGAAGCCGGCCTCGTGTCGAAGACCTTGGAGCGTATCAGCTTCATGCGTCAGCCGGTGCGCGAATTGTGCGAGATGGCCATGACGCTCGAGGACGACGAGGAATCCGCCCGGATCCTCGATGATTCGAAGGTCGTGTTCGCCACACCGCAATACCGCAGCGAGGCGCTGATGGCCGACGCGATGCTCAAATACAAGAAGCTCGGCTACCCGTTGCAGTGGATAGCCGAGCAGATGGGCCAGAGTCCGGAGGACATCAAGCGCATCATGCGTATGGTGGACGACGAGAATCACGATCCGGAGATGGCTGAGATAGCCCGCAGCCTGCAGGTCGGAGGTGCATCTGATGACGGTGACGCTGGAGAGCCTGTCGGATAGCCGGAACACTTTGGCCCGACTCTGCCTGCTGGCCGTGAGGGCGGCGGACAAAACATGGAAGGGCGTGGATCCGCGGCGGGTGCGTGATAGCTGGAATCGGACAAACGTCGATTTCATCACGCTCTTCGCCGCCCTGCAGACGCGTGCGGCGAGCGATGCGATGGACTCGTCCACGTTGATGCTCGCCGAACAGGACGATTACGTGCGTCCCGACGGCATTGCGAACCCGATGGCCTTTGGCACCGGATTCGCGCCGAGCGGCATCGACCTCGAATCATATTTCAGTATCCCCGTCACGCGCACCCTGCAGGCCATCAAGTCGGGCGTGGGCGAATCGGACGCCATGCAGATCGGACGCGCGACGCTCCGCCAGATGAGCACTCAGGCCTTGGAAGACACGTCCGTCAGTGCGATGGGCGTCAGCATCACCCAAAGAGCTGGCGTCGGCTACGTGCGCGTCGAATCGCCCGACTGCTGTCCACGCTGCGCCATACTCGCCGGCAAATACTTCCGGCATAGCCAGAACTTCCTGCGGCATCCGAAATGCCATGGGACGACCATCCCCTGCAAAGGCAGGGACAAGGCCGAGAAGCAAGGCTGGATCACTGATCCGATGGACCGCTTCAACCGCATGAGCGAGGCGGAGCAGGACAGGGTCTTCGGCCACGCCGACGCGCAGGCCATCAGGGACGGCGCCGACATCTACCAGGTCGTCAACGCGCACCGAGGCATGCGGCCGGTCGGACGCGGCAACATCAGTATGACCACGTCCGAAGGCACCAGTCGATACGGGTGGAGCCGCATGATCCGAAAATACGAATATGGCCAGAAGCAACGGCGCAGGCTCACGCCGGAAGGCATCTACAGCTTCAACCTCCCGCGCGAGCAGACCATCGAGCTGCTGAAACGCGAGGGATACATCCTGCCGGACAAATGGCGAGAGCGGGTGCCGGAGCTTCGCCGCAGCCAATGGCTTCATAACAACGACTACCGCCAAGGGCGGCATGAGGAGCTGACCGCGGCGCAGAAGCGCCTCGAGAATGCGCGACTCCGCTATGAGGCCGCTTTGGACGGCCGCAATCCCTACCAGTCTGGCAAGCCGGTCACGCCGGACGTATTAGCCAAAGCTGAGAACTCTTATCGCCGCTGGCTTGCCAGCAACGGCGAGATATACACCGAATGAAAGGAAAAGCATCATGTCCGATGGACAGCAGCAGGATCCGAACACCAATGCTCCGGGCGCACAGGAGCCGCCAATCGACTGGCACGACAAGTTCCTCGGCCAGAAAAAGGTCAACACCGACCTCGAAGCGAAGCTCAAGGCCGCCTATGAGAAGGCCGACCGAGTGGACGACCTTGAGAAGCAGGTGGCCGATTGGGAGCAGCGCGGCAAGGAATTCGACTCCGCGCAGGCCACCATCGCCGGACTGCAGAAGCAGGTGCTCCAGGCGAACGTCACCGCCGCGGCGACCGGCAAGCTCATCAATCCAAGCGACGCATTGAAGCTCATCGACTTCTCCGACCTGACCGCGGACGATCAGGGAGGATACGACCAGCAGGCGATCGGCGAGAAGATCGACGCCCTGGTCACGGCACACCCGTATCTCGCGCAAGGCGGGAACAATGCTGGCCTGGCGGGAATCATCCCACCGTCGGGCGTCCGCGATGGCGATCATCAGGCGGGACAGCTTACCAGGGACGATCTGAAGAACATGACCCCGAAGCAGATCGAGGAGGCGCGCCGCAAGGGCCGTCTGGATGACCTGCTCGCAGGCCGCAGCAAGTAAGGAGGCCACCAGCAATGGCAATCACCAATTTCATCCCCGAGGTATGGTCCGCCGCCATCCTCGAAGCCCTGCGCGCGAAGCTCGTCTTCCCGAGCCTGTGCAACCGCGATTACGAGGGCGACATCCGTGAGGCCGGCGATACCGTGCACATCACCGGATACGACGACGTGACTGTGCACAAGTACGTCCGCGGCCAGGCGATCACCGTCGACGATGTCAATGACAAGGAAGCAGCCGTTCTTGAAATCAATCAGTCCGACTATTTCGCTTTCAAGGTCAACGACCTCGACAAGGCTCAGGCCAAGGCGGACATGACTGGAAAGTTCACCAATTCCGCCGCCTACAACATGATGAAGAACGTGGAGAACTACATCTCCAATCTCATGGACACGGCCGTCGAGACCCCGGCGAAGACCGTGGCCGTCGGCACCCCTGCAGACGCGTATCTCGCCGTCGTGGAAGCCGGACGCAAGCTCGATGTGCAGGACGTGCCCGACGAGGGCCGCTGGCTCGTCGTCAGCCCAGACTTCTACGCCTTGCTGCTGCAGGACTCCCGCTTCATCGAAGGCACCGAAGCGGGCCATAATACGCTGCTCAACGGCGTGGTCGGACAGGTGCGCGGCTTCACCGTAGTGAAGTCCAACAATGTGCCGCGCAAGTCCGCCAGCCCGGACACCCAGTCCATCCTCGCAGGCACGAACGCCGCCGTGACCTTCGCACAGCAGGTCAGCAACGTCGAGGCTATGCGCATGCAGACCGACTTCGCCGACATGGTGCGCGGCCTCGACCTGTACGGCGCCAAGGTCATCCGTCCAGAGTGCCTGACCAAGATCACACTGGACCTCTCCACCTCCACCGGTCGTTCTATGCAGGATGCGACGGCCTCCGTCGTGAGCGATGCTACCGAAGACAGCGATGGTGAAGAGGCTGCTGCAGGCAAGAAGAGTGGCAAGTAGTCGAGTCCGATGATTGGAGGCTGAAATGACCGCACTGGCCACCCTGGACGACCTGAAGCGTAACGGCATCGAAGTGACCGACGAGCAGACGGCATTAAGTCTGCTCGACTCGGTCTCCGAAGCCGTCCGCTCGGCCGCCGGGTGTCCGATCACGCTCGGCGAATGGACGGTGGACCTGCCAGGCGAACAGTCCAGGAAACTCGACCTGCCATGCCGAGCGGTGCGCGACGTGTCCAAGGTACTCGTGGAAGGGCAGTCCATCGATGATTGGAAACTCTTCGGCTCCTCTCTTTATCGGGAGGAGCCATGGAGCACCTTCGGCGGCATACCGTCGACCGTGACGGTCACCTTCCGCGGCGGCTGGGATCCGATACCGGCCGACATCGTCAGACTGGTCTGCTCGTATGTCGCCGCCGGATTACATCAGCTCGCGGATGGTGGCCCCGGCGCCCACTCCGGCATCGCCTACGAGAGGCTTGATGACGCGCAGGTCGGATATACGCATGATGGCACCCAGATCGACGCGACCGAATTGCCGGAAGCGACCAGACGCAGCCTGCGCAACCGCTTCGGTGCGAACGTCAGCTCGATTGGAGTGTTCCGATGAGAATCAGCGCATCCTTTCTCGCAAAGGCCAGAGCCAACGCGGAATGCCTGATGACCGACCGATGCATCGTCACGCGCCCGGGCGAATCCGTGACGAATCCGGACACCGGACTGCCGACAACAGGCATCGAGCATGTGTACGAAGGCAGCTGCAAGGTGCAGACCAGCGGCGGCCTCGCCAGCGAGCAGACCGAAGGCACCGCGGCCCAAGCCATGGGCGCAGTCTCGTTGGTCTGGTCTTTGTACGTGCATTTTCCATATGGCACTCCGGGCCTTCGCGCCGGTGACGTGGTGGAAGTCACGGAATCCGCTAATCCACTGCTCGTCGGCAGGCGGTTCAGGCTTGTCTCGCCTCAAAGCGAGAAGACGCACGCCACCGCCTGCCGTTGGAACGTGAAGGAGGACTTATGAGCGGACTGTTCGACGCTTCGCAGTTGACGGCCTTCGGCGATGCGATGCTCGCCAGGGGAGTGGCTCGCCGCGCTTTGATCTCCGCAGCGGTGAAGAAGGGCGCGCAGAACGTCAAGAACTCGATTCGCGACGACCTGAACGGTTCCGGCAATGCCGCATTCAGGCGTATCCCGATCAGCTACACGCTGCAGGAATCCGCTGGACGCATCACCGCCGAGATCGGCCCGACGAAAGGCGGAGCGGGTTCGCTCGCGAACATCGCGTTCTTCGGCACCGCGAAGGGCGGTGGAACGCACCGATTCTACGAGCATGGTGAGGAAGAATTGCCGAAGCTCGCGGAATATGTGGCGCGTGCCGCCGTGGAGGTGGTCTGAATGAAGTCGATCATGACGTTGACCGACACGATTCTCGACCATATTCCGAAGCCGGCGACGGGCTGGGCCGTGTACCGGCAGACGGCTCCTAAGCCTACGGAGAAGCCGCCGTGGGTGATCGAAACGGTCACGACCAACGGTCATATCGTCGGCGAAACGCAGCATGTGCATTGCGGTATCGGCACTCTGCTGGTGCGCATCGTGAGCACTACGGCCGATTCCGTCAACGTGCTGGCCGATGACCTCATGATTCCAGGACTTGCTGGCAAAAGGTTCGTCGCGCAGGGTTTCGACACCGGCTGTCTGACGCTGTTCTCCGATTCCGGCGCCTATGCGGCAGGACTTACCGCAGAGGACACGGCGCTGCTTTACCAGTGCCGTCTTCTGACTTTCAAATTCAACTGGTCACGCATGTGACCCAAATATTAAGGAGGAGTCATGGTTTTGACTCTGGGAACCGAAGTTCCTTCCACACCGGCGGACGGTCTGGTCAACACGATCTGGGTGCCGTCTATCAAAAACATCCAGAAGCCGACCGCTGCGGAGATCAACGCTGGAACAGACCTGTCCAACTACGTTACCCTAGGCGGGTGGAGCTGCACTCCGTCGCAGGAGTCCATCTCCGACCAGCGCGAGAACAGCGCGCAGGATTACGAGAATCCCGGACGCAAGAAGATCAGTGGCCCGAGCATCGAGGTCATCGACAACACCAACACTTCGCATTCCACGCAGAACGCTGCAATGGAGACGCTTGCCGAGGGCGTGGAAGGCTATTTCGTGCGCCGCTACGGCAAGCAGACGGATAAGACTTTTGTCGCCGGCGACATCGTGAACGTGTACGCGGTCCGCATCGGCATGAGCGCCAAGATGGCGATCGCCGCGAACAGCGTGCTGCGCAGCAAGGTCAATTTCTCCGTCCGCGCTCCAGGCTGGGCGGAGAACGTGAAGGTCGCCTGATTGATTCTTCCCGCATCGGACTTTCGTCCCTTTCGCCGGTGCGGGACCCTCTTTTCTTTTTTCCGGTAAAGGAGCACGAATATTAGAGCGAAGGAACAACAATGCTTAAAGTCGTCAGGCGCACGCGCGAGGTCGATGTCATCCTCAACCAGCAGATCGCCGAGGACATCGCCAGATTGGGTGATGCGCTGGCCGAGGAGACCACGCGTGAACAGATTACGGAGGCTGGTACGAACCGGCAGGCGAAGGCCACCGCGCGGCGCATCGAAGAGCTGCGCGAACAGGCGGATGCGGAGACGTTGAAGCTCACGTTGCGGGCCTTGCCGGTAAGCAAGTGGGCGCAGGCATTGGCCGCGCACCGCAATGACAACGGCACGAACGACATGTTCGGCACTGCCGCCGCTGCGTTGCCTCTCATGCTTGATTCCGCGACCATCGGCGGCAAGCCGGTGGCCGACGAGGACAAGACCGAACCGGCGTGGCGCAATCTGTTCGACGAACTCACTGATGGCCAGTTCACTCCGATCTGGCAGGCCATCGCCGAATTGAACGGCACAGCAGCGGACCCAAAAGCGGCATTCGACCTCGCCTCGCAGGTTCTCCGCAACTAGTCGAGGATCTTAAGATTTGCCGCCAGCTCGGCATCAGCTACAAACGTTTTATGGGCTGGATGCCGAGCAGGGGCGATGAGGTCGAATGGGATGAGACGGAACGCAATTGGATGCGTTCGTTGGCTGAATACGAACGGTCATTATGCCCCATGTGCGGTTTGCCTCGCTCGATCTGCCAAGACCCGAAGGGCGAACTTACATTGCATGCCGAAACCAGCGTCTGCTGGGCCACTGCGCACATGCAGCAGGCCATGAAACGGTGGACTGATGCGAATGGCAGGGACAATCCGGCGGCGAACGCCTTGGTGGCGCATTTGACCTGATTTTTGGAGGATGCTTTGGCCGAGAACAAGAACATCGTCATCCGGTTGATGGCAGACACCGCCTCATATGAGGCGGCGATGACCCGCGCCGGAAGCACTGCGAAAACAGTCGCCTCTGGCATGGAGAACACCGGACGCAAGTCCGCGCTCATCGCCAGCGGCATGACCGCCGCAGGATTGGCCGTGGCCGCGTTCGGCGTGGCCGCAGTCAAGATGGCCGCAGACTTCGACCAGCAGATGAGCACCGTCCAGGCGAACACCGGCGCGACCAGCGCCCAAATGGACCAGCTGCGTGCCGCAGCCATCGAAGCCGGAGCTTCCACGGTTTATTCCGCTTCGGACTCCGCCGACGCGATCAACGATCTCGGCAAGGCCGGCATGAGCGTCACGGATATTCTCACCGGCGGCTTGTCTGGCGCTTTGAATCTGGCCGCGTCCGACGGCATGGCCGTTGGAGATGCCGCCGAATACATGGCCAACGCGTTGAGCATGTTCCACCTGAAAGGCTCTCAGGCCTCGCAGGTGGCCGATACTTTGGCGGCGGGCGCCGGCAAGGCCGTCGGCAATGTCTCCGATTTCGGCGAGGCGTTGAACAATTGCGGCGCGCAGGCGAACAGTTTCGGCATGAACGTGCAGGAGACCACCGGCGTTCTGGCGCTTTTCGCGCAGAACGGCACCATCGGAGCCGAGGCAGGCACCCAGCTGAACAGCATGCTGATGAAGCTGGCCGCACCGTCCGCCGAAGCGTCCAACACGATGAAGGAATTGGGCATCAGCGCCTATGACGCTCAACATCATTTCGTCGGCATGGCGAACTTCGCAGGGCAACTGCAGAAGGCCGAAAAAGGCTTGACCGACGAGCAGCGAAACCAGGCGAACGCGACCATCTTCGGAAGCTATGCCATCAAGGCTGCGAATTATCTTTACGAGGCGGGCGAGTCCGGTGTCAACAAGTGGACGAAGGCCGTCTCCGAAAGCGGGTACGCCGCCGAGCAGGCTGCTGCGAAGAACAACAATCTCAAGGGTGATCTGGAGAATCTGAGTGGCTCCATGGAATCCTTGATGATTTCCGTCGGCGAGGGCGCTCAAGGCCCGTTACGCAAGATGGTGCAGGGCTTGGATACGCTGGTTGACTCTTTCGCGGGTTTGCCGTCCGGAGTGCAGCAGACGCTCGTGGTCATGGCGTCACTTGCGGGCGTGTTCGGCGCTGTGCATAAGGCCGCGGGCAATCTCAACGGCAGCACCAGCACGATGGCCAACAATATCGGCTTGGCCATCGACCCGATCCAACGCGTCAAGACCGCTTTGGCTTCCGCGCAGACCGCATTCCAGATGTTCAGGGCGTCTTCGATGAGCGCTTCCGAGCAGATGGAGGCGTTCGGCACGTCCGCCAGCAAGGCGCAGTTGAAGACTGCTGGTTTCAAGGCGGTCGGCAGCAGTGTCATGAGTCTGCTTGGCGGCCCGTGGGGCATCGCACTCGCCGTGGCCGGAGCAGCGTTATCGGCTTTTATTTCTCAGCAGCAGAAGGCTAAGGCGGCATCCGAGCAGCTGGAAAGCGCTCTGGAGTCCGGTTCGGATGTCGCGTCCGAAATCGCCGGAGCCTATCAGGATATGAGCAGCGGCGGTGTCAAGCTGACCGCATGGCTTGACGATGCGGGTATCAGCCTGACCGATATGACCAGCGCGGCTATGGGGAACGAAGCCGCGTTGAAGCGCGTCAACAAGCAGATCAAGGAAATCGACAAGCCCGGCATTGGCGGAACTGCGGCATACGCCATCAGGAAAGCTTTGGAAGAGGAATCAAAGGCCTACGATGATGCGTCTAAGAAGGCCAATGAGAAAAGCAAGGCCGCCAAGAACGCCGTGGATGCTGACGGCAAGTCCGCATCGGCAGCGAAGGAAGCTGCCAGCGCGAACAAAGAGCTTGGCTCTTCCGCTTCGGATGCGTCAAGCCAAATCGATGATCTTGTCCAGGCGTTGTTTGGTTTGGAGTCGGGCAATCTGACTGCAGACCAGGCGGTCGACCAACTGAATCAGAAGATCGGTGAACTGTCCGACACCTGCAAGGACAATGGCGTGGTGTTCGACCAGAGCGGGAATCTGCTCGACCGATTTTCCGAGAAGGGCACCAAGACCAAGCAGGCTTTGGAGGACATTGCCAGCAGCGCCCAGAACGCTGCGGAAAAGATTCTCAAGCAGGGCGAGAGCACCGGTTTCAGCAGCGGCGAGATCAAGCGTGCGAACGGCGTGCTGCAGGATGCTCGTGACGCGATCATTCGGCAGGCCGAAGCCTCGGGCATGAGCGAACAGGCCGCTAACGCCTTGGCCGACCGTTGGGGGTTGAGTTCCGATAGCATCAAGGCTTCCATCGACAATATCAGGATGACCGCCGACAACAACAAGGCGAAGCTTGACGTTGACGATTCCAAGGCCAAGTCGAAGACCAAAGGCGCGGAAACCAACCTTGACAAATTCAACAAGAAGATAGCGAAGGCCAAGCTCGACGCCGACGACAAGAAGGCCACGGCCAGCGCCAAGAAGGCGCAGAAGATGATGGACGACTTCAACAGGAAGCATGTCAACGCCACCATCGACGCGACCGACAAGGCATCTAAGAAGGCGAACACCGCTTCCAATAACATCGGAAAGCTCAACGGCAAGAAAGCCACAGCCAGACTCGACGCGAAAGACAACGCCTCGCCGAAGGTAGACAAGGCCAATGCGAAGAAACTGTCAAACAAGCGCAACACCTTGGACTCCACCGACAGGGCAACGCCGAAGACGAACGCCGCGAACGCGAAGAGGCTCAACAACAAGAAGAACACCCTCGATTCGACCGACAAGGCCGGACCGAAGGTAGACGTCGTCAACCGCAAGAAGCTGAACGACAAGAAGAGCACCGCATCGGTCAACGACCAGGCGACTCCGGTGCTCCGCTCCATCAACAACTTCAAGATCGCGGACAAGAGCTTCACCGTCACGGAGAAGACGAAGAAGGAGGGCGGCTACACCGGTGGAATGTTCACCGATGGCCACTTCCAGCAGTTCGCAGGCGGCGGCATGTTCTCCGGCTACGTGGATCCGGCATGGGCACCCGGCAACGGTTTGAGCGACAGCGTGTATCTGCTCAACGCTCGTCTCACCGCGGGCGAGTACACGCACAATGCTGCGGCCACGGCCTACTACGGCGTCGATAACATGCGCCTGCTGAACGAGCGGAAGATCCCACGCGAAGTCTTTGCCACAGCCAATCAGATGACAGGCAATCAGGTCAGCATCCAGGTTGATACCGCTTCCGTGGTGGCGGCGATAACCAGCCTGCACAACGATCTTGGCGCGATCATCAGCGCCGCGTCCGATGATTCGACGGTCGGCGACCGCGACTTGGGGAGGTTGATCCGCAAATATGCGCGAGCTTAAATACACGTCGCATGATGGTACGGTCATCGACCTCAACGCCGATGACCTGTGGGTGGCTGACCTGCAGGAAATGCGCGGATACGCATGGACGTACACGCTGGCCACTCGCGGCATCAAATCGGTGAGCAGAAACGCTTCGACGGCGAAAATGACCGTCCGCACCAAAACGCCAGCCGTATTGGATGCCGCTCAGACAGCCTTCGATGCTGACGTGCAGGCAGTCCGGCCTGGCACGTTGACGGTTGATGGCGAATGGACGCAACAAGCTTATGTCGTCGGTTCTTCGCTCGGTCTCGTGCCATGGCCGGAATACGCGCAAGTCGATTACACGATTGTCCTTTGCGATGGCGTTTGGCGTCGCGCGCTGCCGGTGCAGCATTTCTTCCCGATGACGGCAGGCACCGGTTCGCAGATTGACCTTCCATTGGACTTGCCGACCGATTTGGCTCCGTCGAAAATCGCTTTGACGGTCAATAATCCGACCGGCAAGGCCGCTGAGTTCACTGCGGTCATTTTCGGCCCTTGCGTCAACCCGTCTTTCCAGATTGGCGGCAACACTTACGCGGTTGACGTGACAGTGCCGGAAGGCGGTCATATGTCACTGTCGGCCACTGGATCGCGGAAGACGATAACGGTGACAGCCGAAAACGGCGACGTTTCGGATGTTTTCGACAGGGGCGTTCGCGGCAACGGCAGTGGAAGCGGCTCATATGTTTTCGAGCCGATACCGGTCGGAGATTCACTGCTGACGGTTTCCGGCAATTTTGGCATCGATTTGACCATGTTTGACGTTTCTGGAGGTGTGCCATGGCGGACGTTATCATCGCAGACGGCAAGCTGACGCCACGTGCGAGCATATCGCAGGTGACGTTGGATTGGGCTTGCGGCACCGATGAAAACGATTTCGAACTGACCATCGAAGATCCGGATGCGCCGGAAATCGAACATGGCTGGTATTTCTGGCTTGACGGCAGTGACGTGGGCGGCCGGATCATCGACCGTCGTGTGACTGTTTCCGGTGGCGTGTCCACGGCCACGTGGATCGGCCAATCGTGGACTGGCATGTTGGCGGCGAAGATATTGCAGCCGGACGCGAATCAAGATTACCTGACCGTCTCCGGCAAGCTGCCTGACATCCTCAAAAGCCTTTTGAAGCGCATCGGGTTGGATTCGGTGTTTACCGTCGATTCCTCCGATGCTTCCACTTTGTCGAATTGGATGTTCCAGAATCCACGCTACGTGGACGCCTACACAGGCTTCCGCAATCTGCTCGCATCCTGCGGCAGACGCCTCGACTTCCAAGCCAAGGATAATCGCATCCTGCTTGGCATCACGCCGGTCGGCATCATCGACAACACGATCGATTCCGACTTGGTGGATTTCAAGGCCGAAACCAACCGTCGCGCGGTGAATCATCTCATCGGCCTTGGCTCGCAGGAGCTTAAGAATCGGCTGGTGGTCAATTATTTCGCTGATGCAACCGGCGTGGTGAGTCAGACGCAGACGCTCGTTGGCGCCGATGAGGTATGCGCCACATACGACTATTCCAACGCGGATTTGTCCACGCTGCAATCCGAGACGAAGAAGCATCTGCAGGAATTGCAGACCGGTGGGTCGGTCGAGGTGACGTTGCCCGATGAGGTCGGCGACGGTCTGCGTGTGGATGACAAGATTGTTGCGACGGATCAGACTTCCGGCGTCAACGTCACCGCCGTGGTGACGAAGCGGATCGTGAAAATCGATTCCGGGATTTTGACTTCGACGTTCGAGGTCGGACTGCCGGTGCAGTCGGCGAACGCGAACTATTCTGGTTCTCCCTCTTCCTCTTCGTCTTCCGCCGGTTCGGCTGGCGGCGGCGTGTCTTTGACGGCTGGCCGTGGCCTGTCGATTTCAGGCGGCACGATCAACGCGGAGGTCGCGTCCGAGGATTTGGATTCCGTCAGGCAGGTCGCCGAGTCGGCGGACAGGACGGCTTCCGGTTTCGCGGCGCAGATCGGCAAGGCGAATCAGACCGCCGAGGATGCGAAGAACGTCGCCGATGCGGCCAAGACCGTGGCTGACAGTGCTCAGTCGGGCATGATGACCGATGACGAGCGGTCGAAGCTCGCTTCGGTCGAACGGGGCGCGAACGCCTACACGCTGCCGAAGGCGTCCACGGACGTGTTGGGGGGCGTGAGGGTGGACGGTTCCTCGATCGTGAGCGTTGACGGTGTGATCAGCGCGCATGTCGGCGACGGCGCTTCCGGGAGGGTCGTGTTTCCGATCGGATACGTGGTTCAGAACACGACTGGTGTTGACCCTTCCGTGGATTTCGGCGGGACGTGGAGGCAGTTGCCTTCGCTTGGCTGTTTTACGTTTGAAAGGATTGGATAGTGAAGTCTGACGGTTATTCGAAGTACGTGTGCGACAAGTGCGGTAAGACCGCTTATGTCGCCGCTGGCGATACTGAGGCGCGTGAATGGTTCACCGTGCGCCGGTATTCGGCTGGCAAGGCGACCCGCATCGCGGATGATGTGACGCCTGATATCTATGAATTGTGTTCCCAGTGCAATACGTCTTTCATGACGTTCATGCAGAAGGATGACGCTTCGTTCGAAGCATGGTTGAAGGAGGTCGGACAGTGACCATCGAACTGGTTGACGGCAAAGCCGGAACCATGCACATCAGCAGCGAGGATAAGGCGATCATCCATCAGGCGAAGTTTTCGAAGTCTGACGTGGTGTACGACTGGGGCGACGTGTTTAAGTGTGATATGAGTTCGTCCAACAGGGCGACGATAGGCACCGGCTGCGCGTCGATCCAAGGCTTGGACTGGCATATCACTGCGGCGGAATCCGTGACGATCTCCAACGGGTCGCAGGGAATGAAGCGTAACGACATCATTTGCGCGCATTACCATCGTGATTCCAAGACTGGTAATGAGCTGGTGGAGTTGACCGTGTTGAAGGGGACGCCGAATGCGACTGCTGCCGCTGACCCGACCATTCCGTCAGGGAAGATATTGTCCGGCGCGGTTGACGCGTACATGCCTCTCTGGCGCATCCCGCTTGACGGCATCACGGTCGGTACGCCGGTGCGCCTGTTCACGCCGAGGGGGGCTTTGTGGGATTCCGTAACCCAGCAATGGAAGCCTCCGTATACGAATAGCAGCCTCACTCTGTGTCGCGTCGGACACGTCGTCACGGTCAACGGCAACGTCAAGTTCACCGGCAGTGGACAGCAGAACT